AGTTCACAATGAAGAACTATGCCATGCTCCAAATGACGGAGTGTGCGCCCCATATCGTCTCCGAATTGAGCGAACACTTTACCTTTGAGGTGCCTGGCGCAAAGTTCATGCCCGCAGTAAAGAAACGAGTCTGGGACGGCAAGATTCGTATGTTTAACCGTACCAACGGCGAGATCAACGCCGGTCTGTATGAGTCTATTCGTAAGTTCTGTGCGGAACGTGCATACGGAATTGAGATACAGGAATCACCGTATGGTTTCCCTTACGATAAGAATAAAGTCCCTCACATGGCGTTTCAGGAGTTCCTAGAGGGTCTTGACCTACCATTTAAACCAAGAGACTACCAATACGACGCAATCGTACACGGAATCGAAAACAAACGCGCCATCCTGCTATCACCAACGGGCTCCGGTAAGTCATTCATCATTTACCTACTCGCACGATGGTATCTTGCAAATCACGACAAGAAACTTCTACTCATTGTACCTACCACATCGTTGGTGGAACAGATGTACAAAGACTTCTCTGACTATGGGTGGGACGTAGAGAATAACGTGCATCGTATCTACTCAGGTAAAGACAAAGAGACAGATTGTCCTTTGATCGTCTCCACATGGCAGTCAATCTACAAACTGGGCCCGCCGTGGTTTCAACAGTTCGGTTGCGTCGTTGGGGACGAAGTACACGGGTTCAAGTCTAAGTCACTGTCGTCAATCATGAACAAATCAATCAAGGCAGAGTATCGATTCGGTACTACAGGCACGCTAGACGGTACTCAGGTACACAAGTTGGTACTCGAAGGATTGTTCGGTCCAGTGCATCGGGTCACTACTACACACGAGTTGCAGGCGCGAGATACCCTTGCCAAAATCGATATAGATATAATACTACTTAAATATGCGAGGGAACATTGTCAACTCACGGACAAAAGGACGTATCAGGATGAAATTGATTTCATCGTCAAATACGAAAAACGAAACAAATTCATTGCAAATCTGGCAGTCAATCAAACCGGTAATACTCTTGTACTGTTTAATCTTGTGGACAAACACGGCAAGGTTCTACGGGATCTGATACAACAACGACTCAAAGATGAACAAAGATTCTTCTACGTCTCCGGAGAAACCAAAACCAATGATCGAGAACAGATCAGGAACATTGTCGATCGTCAAAAAAACTCTATTATTCTCGCTAGTCTGGGGACTTTCTCCACTGGCATTAATATCAAAAACATTCATAACATCATATTCGCGTCTCCTTCTAAAAGTCAAATCAGAGTACTCCAATCAATAGGAAGAGGATTGAGAAAATCAGAAGATGGTACGGATACTAAATTGTATGATATTGCAGACGATCTGCACTACAAGTCCAAGAAGAATTTCACTCTTCTACACAGCGGTGAAAGAATCAAGATATATACTAGAGAAAAGTTTCCCTATAAGATTACACAGGTATCGATATGAGCAGTAATGTAGTACAATTGAAGTTGTCGTCAGGTGATGAAGTCATCTGTGAAGTAATGGAGTGGCCTGATCAACCTCATGGAAATGAAATGATCATTCGAAATGCAATGACCATGACCTATTCTTTTGATATGGATAATGAACAAATGATCGGACTGAGACCTTGGTTTACAATGGTTGAAAGTGCAGAGGAATATATTATTATCAATACAAATCATGTAACTGGTACTGCAAAACCTAATCCGAATTATCTTCGAGAGTATAATTCAGCTCTTTCTCATATGCATCAATGTGGTGAAAAAAGAAAGTTAGAGTACCAACAAGAAGCAATCAAACAAGAGAAAAGATTTCTTGATGCTCTAGAAAGAGTAACCTCTAGGTTAACTTCATCTGATTCATCATCCGATGATAATATTATACCCTTCCCTGATAAGGATACACTTCATTAGTATTCACTAAGCGGCGTTTTACGGCTTTAGGGTATCATTTCTTTGATACTTTGTCAAGCTTGAATTTACATTTATTTTAGTATATAATGGTTGCATAATTTTATATTGAGGGTACGAAATGAAACCAAAAGATAAACCTCATTACGTTAATAATGCAGAGTTCTCGGCGGCGATCGTCGAGTACGTTGCACGATGTAATGTGGAAACGGAAAACGGAAATCCCAAACCCCAAGTCACAGATTATATAGCACAATGTTTTCTGAAGATCTCTGAGGGTCTGTCCCACAAGGCGAACTTCGTGCGGTACACCTATCGCGAAGAGATGGTGATGGATGCCGTCGAAAACTGTCTGAAAGCAGTCGACAACTATAATCTGGAGACCGCGACACGTACCGGTAAACCCAATGCGTTTGCGTACTTTACACAGATTGCATGGTATGCATTCCTACGCCGGATTCAGAAAGAGAAGAAACAACAAGACATCAAACTCAAGTATCTCACAGAGAGTGATATCAGTTTACTTCTGGCAGATGAGATGCAGAACGATGAGTCTTTGCAGGCCACACAATCGTTTGTGGACAGTCTGAAAGAACGTATCGAGATGGTCAAAGAGACTGACAAGGCCGTCAAAGAGTATGGCAAAGAGGTCAGAAAAAGACGCCGCCGTCGAGTGGACTCTGATCTCTCTGATTTCCTAGAGGATGATGAACTGTGAAGATTGCAATCTTAAATGACACTCACTGCGGTATTCGTAACTCTTCCGAAGTGATGATGGACTACCAAGAACGATTCTATCGTGATGTGTTCTTCCCCTACTTAAAAGAAAATGGTATTACAAAGATACTGCACCTTGGTGACTACTATGACAATCGGAAGTTCATCAACTTCAAGGCATTGGAACACAACCGTAAAATCTTTTTGGACGTATTGCGTAAAGAAAAGATTCACATGGATATCATTCCCGGCAATCATGACGTGTACTACAAAAACACGAATGACCTAAGTGCTCTCAAAGAATTATTGGGTCATTACATGGAAGAGGTACGCATTATCGAGAAACCGATGGTGGTAAACTACGATGGTCTGGACGTGGCTCTGGTGCCGTGGATCAATGCAGAAAATGAAGAACAAACCTCTAAGTTTCTTCAGGGATGCAAGGCACCCGTGTGTGGTGCACACTTGGAACTTGAAGGGTTCGAGATGCAGGCAGGAATACCATGCACTCATGGCATGAAGGCATCGGTGTTCAATCGTTTTGAGACTGTTCTGACTGGACACTTTCACACGAAGTCCAACATAGGTAACATTCACTATCTGGGTTCACAGATGGAGTTCTTCTGGAGTGATGCACACGATCCGAAATACTTCCACATCTTTGACACCGACACACGAGAGATCACACCTGTTCAGAACACAGAGACTCTCTTTGCGCGAGTGTACTATGATGATGAAAACACAAACCCGATGCTCAAGGACATACGACACCTAGACAATAAGTTCGTCAAGGTAATTGTGACTAACAAGTCAGATCCGAAGATGTTTGATGCATTCATCAATAGGGTCAACTCACGCAAGATTCACGAGCTGAAGATCGCAGAGAACTTCGAAGAGTTTGTTGGTAATAATGTAGAGGATACGAAAATATCAGTTGAATCTACCGAAGATTTGTTATATACTTACATAGATGCAGTGGAAACTCCGCTGGACAAAAACACCATCAAGGGGATGGTGCGTGAATTGATGGTCGAGGCACAGACACTAGAACTTGTATGATTATATTCAAAACTCTACGGTACAAGAATTTTCTTAGTACCGGTGATTCGTTTACACAAATAGATCTCAACAAATCCCCATCCACCCTGATCATAGGTCAGAACGGTGCGGGTAAGTCTACAATGTTGGATGCGATGTCCTTTGCTCTATTCGGTAAGGCACACCGCAACATCAACAAGGCGCAGATGATTAACTCTATCAACAACAAGGCCTGTGTAGTCGAGGTAGAGTTCTCTGCACTGGGATCTGAGTACAAGGTTATGCGTGGTCTCAAACCCACGAAGTTTGAGATCTATCGTGATGGGACATTGATTAATCAGGATTCTCACAACAAGGAATACCAGAAGGTACTCGAACAAAACATTCTCAAACTAAACCACAAATCCTTTCACCAGATTGTGGTGTTGGGATCTTCGTCGTTTGTGCCGTTCATGCAGTTACCCGCACAACATCGACGGGAGGTGATTGAGGATCTACTTGACATCAACGTATTCTCTAAGATGAACGGTATCCTCAAGGAACGTAATTCTTTGTTAAAAGAAAAACTCCGATCTAATCTGGCGGACATCGAGAACCTAGAATACAAACTGTCTACTCAAAAGAAATACGTAGACCGATTGTCTAGTGTGAGTAAGGATGCCAAGAAAGAGAAGCTGTTAGAGATTGCCAGACTGGAAGAGGCCATCAATAACGTGCGTTTGGGTATGAACACCGTGGATCGATCCTTCTTAGAAGATCTAACCACAAAACACAACGACATCATGGATAAGATTACGGAGATCAAGAAGTACGATCACCAGTTTGGTGTCAAACAGAAAGAACTAAACAAAGAGATTACATTCTATGAAGATAACTCCACTTGTCCCACCTGTGATCAAAGTATCGACGAAGAACTTAAACAAGAAAAGACGCAACGAGCAGCCAAACAGTGGGACGATCTCGAAGAAGGACGACACGTCGCAGCAGGAAAACTCAAAGGACTCACCGAACGTCTGGAAAGTGTAACCGAAGAGTCTAATCAACTGCGGGAACAGATATCTGAATTCGATAAGAGACAAGTCAGTATTGATGGTTACCAACGCCAGATAACCAACATTCAAGAATCTATCAGTAAACTGGACGGTGATCAGGCAACCATCGAAACCGAACAGGAAACTCTGACGAAGTTAACTTCAGATAGAAGCGAACTGCTAGGAAACAAGGCAGAACTTGCAGAACAGGCTGCATACTCTTCTGTGATCACCGAACTCCTAAAGGACACGGGCATCAAGACCAAGATCGTCAAAGAGTATCTTCCAGTCATCAATCAACTGACAAACAAGTACCTACAGATACTAGACTTCTTTGTGTCGTTCCATCTCGACGATACCTTCAAAGAAACCATACGGTCACGACACCGTGATGCGTTTTCATACGACTCATTCTCTGAGGGTGAGAAACAACGTATCGATCTGGCGTTACTGTTCACATGGCGCATGGTCGCAAAGATGAAGAACTCTGTTGCCACCAACCTACTGATACTGGATGAGACATTCGATTCGTCTCTGGATGTCGAGGGTGTAGACAACTTAACAAGTATACTAGATACTCTCGGCGACGACACAAACGTGTTTGTCATTTCTCACAAGGGTGAACTACTGGACGAAAAGTTCGATGAAAAGATCGAGTTTGTCAAGAAAAGGAACTTTAGTACAATATTATGAGCAGACCAAAACAGAAAGAACTTTATTATTTTAAAGACCATAAACCATTCTTAAGCGAAGAAGTCGCAAAAGAGGCTTCAAATTATTGTGACGATTTATTGAATTCACAAGACGCAGTCTGGTCCACAAATTGGGCGTGGGCAAGGGGTGATCATAAATCTATTCACAATACAAAATATGAACGATACAATAACTTGGTGTTAGTCCATAGAATTTTTGAATCAAATGAAGAGCTTTATTGGAAAATATTGAACGATATAAAAAAGTTATATCCATCTCTTGAACCAGAGACACCAACGGCAATGCAATATTTTGTATGGACTGGTGGATCAAATATCGAATGGCATTGTGATTTCAAAAAAGATATTGACCCCGCAAAACGTTCTGGGGCAATAACCATCTATCTAAATCGAAAATGGGATTTGGAGTGGGGCGGTGATTTTTTGTACAAGGATGAAAACGATGAGGTGCAACGAGTCACCCCTGAGTATAATCGTGCAGTAGTTATCGGTCAAGTAGACCATAGGTCAACTATGATACATGGTCGTCGTTTTCGAAAATGTATTCAAATTTTTACTAGAAACACAGCCAAAACTATTGAATGTGAAGAAGACTTTTGATAGAATACATGTAAATCAAATTAGGAAATTATTATGGAACTAACTGAACGTACCCTTAAAGTGTTGGGTAACTTTGCGAACATCAATGGAAACATTTATATTAGTGAAGGCAATGTTCTCAGAACGGTATCTGAATCTAAGACCGTTTTGGGAAAGTCTACCATTGATATTGATTTTCCAAAATCTTTTGGAATCTATGATCTTCGTGAGTTTATGAGTGTGATGAATCTTTTGGATTCGCCAAGTTTGAATTTTGAAGATGAGTTTGTGTCTCTCTCTGATGCGTCTGGTCGATCTAAAATCAAGTATTATTATTCTGCACCGGAAACACTGACTGTTGCAAAACAGGATATTGCACTACCTAGTGTTAATGCATGGTTTACTCTAGATAGTACGACACTAAGTAAGATCAAGAGTGCATCCGCTGCATTGGGCCATAGTGAAGTGACTGTAACACTGGAAGGTTCTTTGGTTACCTTGACAGTGACAGATAATGCAGATGATACGGCTCATGAATTCGAGATCGTAGTTGAGGGTGAAACAGATCATCCAGATATGAAGGTTGTGTTCAATATCAACAATCTAAAATTAATTGAAGATGGCAATTATAGAGTTGATATGTCTTCTCAGTTTATTTCACATTTCGTGAATACAGAATCCAATACGGAATATTGGGTAGCGCTACAAAAGTCCAGTACATTTTAAGGAGATATCTTATGGATGATCAAATGATTGACCTAGTCAATCGAGTGACTCGCAGTACAGTCGCTGTAGTAGATACGGTCGCCGGTCGCGGCGGCTTTAGAGGTGAAGAGCTTTCTACTATTGGTCAGTTACGTGATCAATGCATTAATCTTATTCAACGTGTAGAAGCACTTCAAGGTGAAACTAACGAAGAGGAAACGGAGGAATAATCGTGGAATTTTTGATGTTCATGTTGGCTCTTGTTGGTTGTGTGTTTGTTTATTTTGCATATACTGCAATGGTTGATAAAAAGTTTCCTATTGATGATGTACCAACGCCGGAACCGGAAGTGGATCATTATCTCAAGGAAGAACAAACGCCAGAACCAGCACCTGAGCCAGAACCTGTGCCAGAACCAGCACCTGAGCCAGAACCCGCTCCTGAGCCAGAACCTGAGCCAGAACCTGTGCCAGAACCAGCACCTGAGCCAGAACCAGCACCTGAGCCAGAACCTGAGCCAGAACCAACAGTCGATCTTAAAAAGATGACGAAAGCCCAAATCGAACAATGGGCTAGAGACAATCTTAACGTAGAACTAGATCGTCGAAAAACAAAAGCTTCGATGATTTCTGAAATCATTGACGTTCAAAGTTTAAAATGATATAATGGGGACACTGTCCCCTTCTTTTTTTATTATGGATTATTATTATGAAAGATTTTCTTTGGTGCGAAAAGTATCGTCCACAAACAGTTCAAGATTGTATTCTCCCCGCAGATCTAAAAAAGACGTTTTCTGACATTGTCGCTACGGGCGAAGTACCCAACATGTTATTTACTGGCACTGCGGGTCTGGGTAAAACCACCGTTGCCAAAGCTATCTGCAACGAACTCAATCTAGATTATATCTTGATCAATGGTTCTGAGGATAGTGGTATTGACCTTATTCGAGATAAGGTTCGTAGGTTTGCCTCTAGTATCTCTTTATCTGGTGGATACAAGGTCGTCATTCTCGACGAGGCAGATTATCTCAACGCACGATCTACACAACCAGCATTGCGAGGATTCATCGAAGAGTTCTCTGACAATTGTCGGTTCATTCTAACCTGTAACTTCAAGAATCGTATTATCGAACCCCTACACAGTCGATGTGGTGTTTACGAGTTCAATACCACCAAGAAAGATATGGCAAAACTTTGCGGTTTGTTCTATCAACGCACAATTGAAATCCTACAGAATGAAGGGATTGGCTTCTCCGGTCAGACAAAAGATCTTGCCGAACTGATCATGAAACATGCGCCTGACTGGCGACGTGTACTCAATGAACTTCAACGTGCGTCAACTAAAGGCGAACTGGATATTCAACGACTTGCGAAAACTGACACGAGTTATGATAAACTATTCACTGCATTGAAAGAAAAGAATTTCAAGACAATGCGGTCGTGGGTTGTTAACAATATGGATGTGGATTCCTCTGTTATTTTCAGAACATTATATGACACAATGTTCGAGAGAGTGCAACAACAATCGATCCCGCAGTTGGTTTTAATTCTTGCGGATTATCAGTACAAGGATGCGTTTGTTGCGGATCGTGAACTGAATGTAGTTGCATGTATGACTGAAATTATGGCTAACGTGGAATTTGTGTGATGAATCCCTTTGACTTTGTAAACTCAATTAATTATTCGAAAGAGAATCTAATTGTAGATAGTGACACAGAAAAGTCATACGATCCTTACATGGCAAACCACCAACTATCATACTTTCCCGATACGGTTCAGGTCGCTAACGCCATGAATCAATACTATGATCTCGATAAAAAACTTCAATATGATTTTTTACTAAATATTGTAAGAAAGAGAAAAAGGTTTTCTAAATGGGGAAAACCTGAAAATATTGAAAACTTGGAAGTGGTAAAAGAATATTATGGATATAGCAATGAAAAGGCAAAGTCCATCCTACCCCTACTCTCCCAAGAACAAATTGAAATAATAAAATCGAGGATGTATAAAGGTGGAAGAAAATAGTCCGTGGTCGCCAGACGACATGTTAGAAATTGTATTGAATGAACCCGATGACTTTTTGAAAGTACGAGAGACTTTGACTAGAATAGGTGTCGCGTCACGTCGCGAAAAGAAACTCTATCAGTCTTGTCATATTCTGCATAAACAAGGTAGATACTTTATCGTACACTTCAAAGAGTTGTTCTTATTAGATGGTAAGAAATCTAACCTTGAGGTATCTGATATTCAACGTAGAAACTCTATTGCGACACTTTTAGCAGACTGGGGTCTGGTTCAGATTGTCGAACCTAGTCAGGCTAAAGAATGTGCGCCGTTGAGACAGATCAAAATCATAGGATTTAGAGAAAAAGATGAATGGGAACTTTGCCCTAAGTACAACATAGGAACAAGATAATGAGTGACGCAATTCCACCGGTTACCGCTGTAAGACCCACTCTTCCGACTGAATACTTTAATAAAATAGAGTATGATACCAGAGTTATAAAGGCTACTGTAAGAATTCAGAATAATGTTCAACAGGAAACTGTTTATACTTACGATAAATACGGTCAGTTAGAAAACTCTGTAGTTTATAAAAAAACTTTAGCTGAAGTGTGATAGTACTGTTACACTAAATTTTAATTTGAGGAATATTATGATCAACCAATTACCAAACGTGACTTTTAGAATGAGAGTTCGTGATGAATCTATTGACGGACCCAACCCGTATCGTTGGGAAGAAGTAAACTCAGATGTTCTTTTTGGAAATAAAAGTACTCTGATCTTCTCACTGCCAGGCGCATTTACGCCTACCTGTTCTACCTACCAATTACCCGACTTTGAGAAACTGTATCCTCAGTTCAAGGCGATCGGTATCGATGAGATCTACTGTATGTCTGTCAACGATGCGTTTGTTATGAATGCATGGGCGAAAGATCAAGGTCTGGAAAACGTCAAGGTTCTACCGGACGGTTCTGCTCAGTTCACTCGCCAGATGGGTATGCTGGTCGACAAGGACAATCTTGGATTTGGTCAACGGTCATGGCGATACGCAGTCTACACCGTTAATGGTCGTATTGAGAAGTCTTGGATTGAGCCAGGATTGCGGGATAATGCAGAGGACGATCCCTACGGTGAGACCGCCCCCCACAAGGTTTTAGCCGACCTAGTTGAGCTTGGCGACTAACTGACGTACTCGGCAGGATTGCCTTTTCTTTTTTTGTTCAATCGTGATGCGTCCGTCTAAACGGATTTGTGTAGGATGGGTCTTCACCTTAACCCTTTCGTTAGGTTGAAGGTCTGTCCGACATTTAACGTCGAGTTCCCATGTATGTGAGGCAGTTTGTAACTGCACTTTATCGAGGTGGTTATCCTGTGCAAAGGCACTGGCGGATAAAAGCATCGTCATCACGACGAGGATAGTTTTAGTCATGTGTAGTTTCTCCTTACGTTTCACAACGTGTAATTATTTATACAAGAAACTGTAACAAAAATGTCATCATGTAAAAATGTCATAGGGCTTGAATTTACCATGAGAATATGTTATAAATAAAGTCGAGATGCCACATAGGGTGGGTCTCACTAACAACACCTCGCTTTAAGAAAAGGAGAAACCGTTATGGTAACTAAAGCATTTACGTTCCCACGTTCACATTTCATTGGTTTTGATCATGTTTGGAATGAGATTGAAAGACTGTCGGATATGACAGACAACAAACTCTACCCCCCTCACAATGTGGTCAAACACAGTGAAGAACACTTCTCAGTAGAACTTGCACTGGCTGGATACGACGAAGAAAATCTGGAAGTGGAAGTTAGAGATGGCCTTCTGGTAGTCTCTGCGGAAATTGTCAAACAAGAACCGCGTGAGTACCTACACAAAGGAATCTCTCAAAAGAAGTTCCGACGAACCTTTAGATTGTCAGAACACGTTGTTGTCGATGGAGCTGTCTTTAAGGATGGTTTACTGGTCATTGATTTGAGAGTCGAACTACCGAAGGAGAAGCGTCCCCGTCTTATTGAAATTAAGAAATAATTCGGAGGAACCGGATGAGAAAATACGCATTTGTTGTACTGTGTTTTCTCTCTTCAATCGCAACTGCTAGTGAAAAAATGGAAGAGGTAAAGGTGACTGCACGTCCCTTCAGGATCATGTTAGAACATCTTTCCCTTTCTCATAAGTACAACGCAATCACCAATCGGTGGTACTACGTTGAAACGAAACAGACCGAAGAAAAGAGGGATGAGAAAGAGGGCGAATAGCCCTCTTTTTTAGTATTATGTTAGCAGAATGTATTATATTAATGAATGAAGTCTGGAACCCCTACGGTAGCCAAGACGTTAAATTAATTGGTGGCGCAGGAGCAATGCGTGACAAGAAAGGCAACGTCGTCGCAGAGTCTTTACTTCAAACTGATCATTGGGAGTTCAAGGTTGGGTTCCGCCCACCAATCTGGTGTCATGTGAACAGAGATGGAGAAGTAACTCTATCTAAATACTCAGCACAATGGGAAAAAATGAACCAAGCGTTTGAAGCACCACCAACTGAACAGGAGTAGTAATGGCAAAGGCGAGAGGTATTATGAATGTGGATTTTGGTAATCCACTTGCAGTGAGATATATGAATGTTGCACTGGAATCTTTTCAAAGAGTTTCTGACATATTTGAAGTCACTGTTGTTCAATGTATTACACCCGATACTCTGTTACCTAATGTCAATAACAATCTCTCTGATCGCTCTCCACAAGAACTAGCTGCATTTCATACTCATTATCGACATGCAAAACGTATTGCGAATGGCGAACGTTTGTGGATGATGGAACATGACGCATATCTCCGTCCAGAGGGTGAAGAATTCTTTCGTATGATCATGTCTAAATGGAAGACTAAAAGATCTTCCTTGCAGTTAGGTATGGCAAATGAGTTCTGGACAACCATACCACCTATCGCAAAAAAGTTCTGTGATCGTTTCGAAAATAATTACAAACGAGGACCGATGATGTTATTACATACGGTTACTGACGAGTATTGTAAAGAGGTCGGTAATAAGCATAATAATACTTACTGGCCATCAAATCGTTATATAAATCCCGAATGGGCAAATAAGACAGGAATGAATACGGATGTGAGTTCTGCCTATCGAAGTCCTGTCAAACAATGGGATTCTCCCATCATTCAAATCATTGATGAGAAGTACGGAGGAACAGTCACCGATACTGGAAAAAGAAAGTACGACAGAGATGTCCATCCAGATTATGAGTGGATAAAGCTTGACTGACACATCTTTTTTCTATATAATGGGTACATATGAAATTCTATACAAACGTCAGCCGATTCGGCAACAACATACTATATCGCGGGTACGAGAACGGCAAACGTGTCGAAGAACGTATCCCGTTTTCTCCCACACTCTTCGTCGAGTCTTCTAAAGCATCTGGTAAGTACAAGTCACTGTATGGTGTACCGGTAGAACCGATTCAGATGGGTTCGATGAGTGAGGCGCGTGACTTCGTCTCACAGTACAAGAACATCCCGAACTTCACGGTGCATGGTAACACCAACTATGTCTCGCAGTTCTTGTCCAACCGATTCCCCTATGATGTCAAGTTCGACCCCGACATGGTCGACATCCTGTACATGGATATCGAGGTGGCGTCTGACCAAGGATTCCCTGATCCCGAAGAGGCAAAACATCCGGTCATCTCGATCTGTGTCAAGTCCAGTAAATCTTCTGACTACATTGTCTGGGGTATGGGTGACTACGACGCACCTGAGAATGTTACCTACTTCAAAGTCGCAGATGAGATCTCTCTGTTGAACTCATTCCTCGGCTGGTGGGAAGGTAACACACCTGATATCGTTACAGGGTGGAACTCCAAACTATTTGATATGACTTACCTTGTGCACAGAATACAGGGTCTAATGGGTAGTGAAAGTTATAAACGTCTCTCTCCGTGGAAACTGGCGCGTGCCAGGACCGTTCCTACGCTGGGTGGCAGGGAACAGACCGCTTGGGAGTTGGAAGGTATCACACAACTCGATTACCTTGATCTTTTCAAAAAGTTTACTCTTAACACCTACGGACAACAAGAATCGTACAAACTCGACAACATCGCGCACGTTGTGTTGGGTGAACGCAAACTGTCATACGAAGAGTATGGTTCACTGCACAATCTCTACAAAGAAGATTACCAAAAGTTCATCGACTACAACGTCAAGGACGTTGCCTTGGTTGAGGCACTAGAGGAGAAGATTGGTATCATTTCACTGGTGATGACCATGTCCTATGGTGCGAAGACCAATCTTGTTGATGCACTGGGAACCACTGCGATCTGGGACACCATCATCTACAACGAATTGTTGCAACAGAACATTGTGATCCCCCCAAAGCCAGGCATCGATCATGATGCAGGTAAGATCGTGGGTGGTTATGTGAAAGATCCACAGGTGGGTGCACACGACTGGGTTGTATCGTTTGACCTCAACTCCCTGTATCCCAACATCATTGTGCAGTACAATATGTCACCCGAAACGATGGATCTACGCAATCAGACTGGCGCCTCGACTGCGAACGGTACGTGTTATCGTACAGACTTCGAGGGTATCATG